CGACTTTGGACTTGCTGTACCCCTAGACAAGTCGCCGCTTCCACGTAGGACACGCGGAATCTCTAATTCTCGCCAAGAAACTGACAGGTCAAACGGACCCGTGTCTCGGCCGGAAGCCACACGCTCACTCTGACTTGCCGCCAGTACGACTCGAGTGTTCGGTAAACAACATCGAGCCCTCCATTAGCACGTCTACGACGGCTAATGAAGGGTACTTGAGGTGCTAAATACCTCGACGCATTACGCGGAGATAATCCTAGCAACCTGGCGCGCCTCTTCAACCCATGCATCTCCCCTAACCAACAGGGAGAGTCATCTACACGGTCTCGGAAGTCAGAGTCGTCGAAGATCCCTCGGATTTCTGACCAAGCGCACTCAACAAATGCACCTGCGATCCCCTTCATCTTCTTTCTCATCTCTTTCGTTATCACGTCAACGCGTCGAAGGACCCAGTCATTGGGGATTCTCATCACTTGATCAAGAACCGCCCGTTTCACGGGCAGCGCGGTTTCCCGCGCCATCGAGAGATAGAAGCACTCTCTCGACCAAAGACCAGCCCTACGAACCTCCGATTCGCTGACGTTCAACCCTAACCCCCTGGAAAGGGATCGCTTGGAGGCAACGATCCACTTCCTATTCCACTTCAACCACTCAATCCTGAGGAGCTCCTTCCGAACCCCCGAAAAGCCAGGACAAAATGACCGCCAACGTCCTCTCAATGTCTCCACACCGCCCTGCCTGTCGGCAAGACCAAAGGCGGTGCTTCGAATGATCGGAATCGTACGTACGCGGCTCTTCCCCGAAAGGAAAAGCGACGAATTCAGTGAAAAGTAAAGACGATCAACCATCGTCTTCCCAGGGCTTAAAGTTAGGCCGCTACCAATCACACCTTTCATCCAACGGTCCGCGACCCCCTGAGAGGCGCGGAACACGATATCATCACCGTTTACCCTCACGGGTATCTGGTCCCTACCCTCTGTCGTTCCCGTATAGAAGCGGAACGCTAAATAATTAACAATACAGAGTAAGGGGAATGAAAGGAGATTGCCCATTAACTGACCACGTTTCTGCTCATACACTTTCCCACCCAAAGGGGCAGTCATCTTAACATGAAGTGTTGAGCATGCACTCTCCAGTATCCCTTTCGGGACCGACACGGTGTTCTCAAGTATCAAAGACAGTATGGTCTCCTGCACTTCAGTATTGAGATTGTCAGTAGCAGACTCGTAGTCGCCACTCACAAACACCTCGCCGGCTTTGAGTCGAAACTCTCGATTAAACCTGGATGCTGTTGCCTCACCACGCAACAGCCAAGAGAAACGGGACAGATGGCTATAGATGGAGGTATGTAAAGGACGAAACAAGTTCATCTGAACATCGCTTGTTGAAACGATACGATACTTACCCCCAGTCTCGACGGGAGAGACCCGCGAGACGCCGAGATCTATCGGAACTTCCCGTGAAAGAAGATCCAACACAAAGTCATGATGGGCATCGCTACCCCCACGACTCATGATCTCGGCTCTACTACCCCCCAGCCGAGAACCCCGTTGGAAGCAGGACTTAGTAGGCACCGTACTCGACAAGCAAGCCGACGGATACAAAGTCCTGTCCCATCCTTTACGAAACAAGGATGGGACCTTCCTACGAACATACCTCATGAACTCCGGATCCGGTGAAGGACCAGGAGTAGACATCTTATCAAGGTAAGGTTCGATTAAGGGTTCAAGGCTGGGTAATGCCTTGCGAAAAAGAAATAGTGACATGCGGATCGACATCCTCGAATTACGAGAAAGTTTCACCGTCGGCTCATGCCACAAATGAGACCTATGATGCTCAAGAAATCCGCCGCAGAATTTCTTGACAAAAGACAAGCGTGCCTCATCAGTTTCACCAAAAATACTGGGAACTGGAAGGACGACCCCAAAAGGTCGTCCAACCAAACCACAAAAGTATTTAAACTTCAACAGATGAGGACATCCAACCGAGAACAACGGAACCGTTTTACGTTCTCGGACCTTTGAAATCATAGCCCAATGAGAGTTATGATTGATA